ATCAAAACGGTGATTAACATGATATTCATCACCGAACTGACATTCATACTCATTGCCGGATTCATCTAAAACAATTAAGTGCTCATTGCTTGCAACTTCACCGTAATTAAAATTTACTTTTAATTCAATCGGCTGGTTAGTTAAAGCAACGCCAGTGCTATTTTTCTACATCTGCAATGTACTGCTTAAAGTCTAGATTTGTCACATCAAGCACCTTTGGCTTTTCAAGCACATAAGTTTCTAAAGTAGATGTATGATTACCCGTAAAATCAACAACTAAAGAGCCTTTATTCAAAAGAATCTCATCAATATTTTTTGTTAAAGTTGAGTTTCTTTGGATCGCAAAAATGTCTGATTGAGCGATTCGCGGAATTAGATAACCATCCGCTGCCTCAGCATTGTTCGGCAAACCAGCGGCTGTTAACACAGATGTCGGCACGTAAAATTGCAGATATCCACCGCCATGGCTTGAAATAGCAATTCCCGTAGCTGACTCTAGATTGACTTGAGTGCGGCTTTCAAAGATAGAATTTTTATCAAAAACATTATACTTATCAACTGCTTTGTCAAATGCATACGCATAATACTGATGCTGAATACGCCAGCCGTTTGTGCTTGCTACAACAACTTTAGTAAAGTCTGCACTATTCATGCTCAATTTTGACCAAAGGTCTGTTTGAATATTATTCGATACAGACTCATTCGGTAAAAGAACAATAGAAGCTGAGTTTTCAGAGTTGTTATCAATAGAAACAGTTAACTTATTCGTTTCACTTGTATTTTTGACACTTTTAATGAGCATTTTTGATACTTCTCTTAATGTCAGATTTGCGTCCGATGTAATCGTCTTATCAAACGTATTCAATGAATTTATTAAAGAAGAAACCAATGTAGAAGTTTTTAAATTCACATAACTCTTCGCTTGATCAAAATCACTAAGTTCAGTAACTACCCAATAATTTCCATCTGTTGAGCCTACTGGTTTATTCCAGTACCAGACCTTCCCTGTATCTAAAGCTTTTGCATAACTTTGACTTTCAGAAGGCCTAGAAGCCGTTAATAAAGCAGTCGTTGGATATGTAGGACTTTGAGCTTCAATTGGTTTAATGAAATCTACAATTGCACCTAGATTTGTTTTAAATTGTGCCTCTGTAACCGTAGGTCCGATTAAGGCATCTTTATCAGGAACTGCCATAATATTTTTCCCAAATAAAAAGCCCTGCAAATCGCAGGGCTTTGATTGAATATTGAACTGTTAAATAGAAGTTTCTGGAACCGGTACGAATGGTGCCCCTCGGAAGCGAGCACGGTTATTAAAACGATTAGTACATGTATCAAGACGTTTATCACAACCCGGATAAACACGAATCGCCTCACCTATCTCTGGCATTTTTAAAAGTGGCAAAGTTAAGATTAGCGAACCAGCTTCATGCAAGCGTACCGTTCGTTTAATTCCGATATTTGCACCTTCTAAAAACTCCACAACACCTTGCGTAAACCAACCTTGAGGCTGGCTTAAATCGCAAAGAATGCGGTTAGGCGTGCTATTGGTACCAATAGTCGTATTTACAGCAAAATCCGCACTTAATAGTCCACATGCACTATCAAACAGAGTGTTTAAACAACCTGGTGTATATAGATTCCGTGGCATTTGAAGTTTTAAATTATCAACATCAGAAACCACGCTTGCGTTAATTTCATATCGATTAAGCTCAGGCTCAACAATACGCCCTTCAAATAAAACCAAAGTGCCAGCACTAGTATCGGTAGGAGTATTCATATCCATGAAAATTCGTTCCAACTTAAACCGAGCACCATCTAAAATTCCGTTATGAAATGCCTGAGCTATGGGTACATCGCCGAACTTGGTATTTTCAGTTGCCTCAATAGTGATAGATAAGTTATCTACTTCAATACCTAAAGAAAGGCTAGTCCCCTCTCGGCTGATAATTGGTCCATCAGCACGAAACTCCTTACCTTGCACCGTCAAATGAACGTCATAGTTGGTATAGCGATACTCAATACCTTGTATGGTCGTAATAGTATAAAGATCGGCCATGATGAACTGATCAGCATCTAACAAGGCTATAAGTTTTGGAGAGGCCTGTCTCATATCTTATTCCCCAAAGAACCAATTAATTCAACCTTCCCTGCTTTCCAAAGCTTATGCATAAAGTTGACATATTGCTGTGTGTCATCTTTAAAACGGCAACGGTAGTAAAAAGTACCCGTCACAGTTACCTCTACACCTTCCTCGATCGGCTGTGAAAGTACATATTTACCGTTACTCGTTATCTGAGCAGTTGCGTTATTCCACATAAGCTTTTCTTGGTCTGTGTTCCACATTGTTTTGGCTGGTGTTTGATTCCACATGTTGGGATCTACTTCACCTACAATCTGCTCCTCTGTATTACCTAGAGGCAATTGGCTTGTGTACATATCCTTGTATAGCTGGAAAGTTGTAGCAGTTCCATCACCAATAAATGTGCAATTAAACTCATTGTCATCAGGCATCTTATAGAGAAATGAATCAAATGCCCCACGGCGCTCTAAATAAAATCCTTGAAGTTGCTGCAATTCCTTTCTCCCCTTATTTTCGCGCAAGAATGCGTAAGACAACGAGATTTCATATTTAGGTGAGGCCTGAAAGCTCGCACGGAGCTCTCGTCCATTGATAGAAGTCATAATCTTGGTATTGAACATCGGGGTAATTGAGGTATCCCATTCAAGACCTGCTAACTCTGGAAATAAAACGTTAGACACTTATATCCCCTTATTTACCAAATCCACGGCGATAGCCTTTCAAACCACCTGCTACTTCACGTCCGTGCTTTTTCATGAAGCGTTTAATATCTCTTGAATCCCAAGCCTGAATATTGAACACAGCATTTTCACCACCTTGGCCAGTAAGATCAGGATCACCAGACATACCGGAGTTGAATGTGGATTTCCCTAGTTCACGGATAGTATTCGCATGTTGAGCAGGTAATACCATTTCATCTTCATGAAGTTGGGTTATAGGATTCACACCGGATGGAATATCGTAACCGCCTCGAGCAGATTTAATCTTACCCGCTAGACCAGCAACCAAACCGAACGCAGCAGCACCGGCACCTACGGCGAGAACTGGACCAATATAGGGAATGGAAACCATTGCCTTAAATGCTCCGGCCATTGCCTCCCATGCGCTCATCATGATGCCTTTAATCGCCTCGGTTGCTTTTAGACCTAGACGAGCCAAACCACCAGAAGCTGTTACACCGGTACGAGTTGCTTCACCTGCAATAGTTGCTCCAGTTTGTGCTGCTTGGCCAGACGCTTCCGCAGCCGTTTCAGCAGTGATAAACCCGTATTTTTTTGCAAGCTTCATTGTCTGAATACGTAACCAGCCTTGCAGCTCTTTGGTAGCAGATTGCAGAACAAATGCACCCAAGTCAGTTAAAACCGCCCTAGTCGCATTATTCCAAGTCAAGGTACCATTCATAAGTGATTGAATACCTTGATCCCATAGACTGGCTAAACGCGAAGTAAAACCGCCGAACTTAGCTTCATAATCTGCCATTTCAGCTTCGCTAATCATCCCGTTTAGCTTTGTATCAGATACTTGTTTGCCGGTATCTAGACCTGAAATATTCTCAAGTATTTGCCCTTGATTTCCTTGCTTACCAGAAATCCCTGAAAGTTCATTTTCAAGATCTAGACGGTCTAGAAGTCCTTGGCGTTTTATCGCCGTAAGCTTGTCTTCTAAAAACTTTTCTCTCTGAACTTTTTGAACATGGGAAATTTTGTTTGCATCAAAATCTGCTTGAACTTGCGCCATTTCAATTTGAAAAGTACGTTCAGCAACACGCTGAAAATGATCAATTTCAGCTTCTCTAATTGCTTTGGTTTTTTCAAACAATTCCAATTTAAGAGCAAGTATTTTGTCATTAGCTTCTTTCTCAGCTTTAATGGAGAAAGCTTTTTTATCCTCAGCACTTAAAGTAGATTTAGAAATTGCTTCAAGTTCATTTTTCAGATCAATTGCAACTTTCTCTTGCTCACTGGCATACTTATATTTCAGTGCTAACCTTTGTTTTTCAGCTTCCTCAACTTTTTGAGTTTGAATCGACTCAAGTTTGGTAAAGGAAGATGTTACAGAAATGACTTTACTTGGATCATCGCCCAAAACAGAGTTAAGCTTATTATAATAACTATCTCTCTTTTGGTGATGTGGTTGAGCATTGATTTTTTTACCATCATAATCCCAACCAATCGTATTTTTTCCAACAATCTTACTAAGTTCACTGTAACCAACATTCTTAGAAAGGGCATTTTTAGACTTTGTATAAGACTTATCGTTAAATATTTCGTTAACTAGAAATCTTGCCTGAGCATCTAAAGCGTCCTGTGTTTGCTTAATATTCCCACTGGAATCCATCAAGCCTTGAGAGTTCAAATACTTCTCTAGATTTACAGCACGACTTTTTTGCCAAGAAATCATACCCGTATTTTTTTGTCCATTATTCTTATCTGTGTGAGAACCATATAAACCACTGTTTTTGAAATCATTCTCACGACCTACTTCTGCAGTTAAATATCTGGCTTGTTTATCAGTTAAAACCCCTGTATTCATAAATGCTTGATAGACCTTAAGCATATTTCGGGTAGTCTGATCTGTATTCGCAGTTATGGCAGACTGCTTTTCCAACTCCTTAGTTTGTTCTTTAAGAGCCTCTGCTGCCTTCTTCTCAGTTTCAATTCGGGCATCTTCCTGCTCTTTGAGTTTATAAGCCTGATTAATCGAAGTAACTAAACCTTGAGGGTTCGCTTGATTAAATGGAGTGCCTGACTTTTCCTTTTCACTCGCAAAAAATTCAGCTTTTTCTCGGGTATATCCCTTCTTCATTAACCCCTGAATGTAGTTTTCTTTTGCCTGAGCTTGCTTTACACCGTTGACATATTCTGTCTGTTTGGCATTCAAATTCGCATATGCATCTGCTTTGTCATTTATAGACTTCGTGTGTTCATTATTATCAGCAACCCCTTGTTTCATGGTGCCGTTATAAACTTTTAGAACACGATCAGCCTCTACAACCTTTTTAGCCTCTTCTTTTAGAGAATAAACTTTATTATCAATGCTAGCTTTTAAGTCACTATTTACTGTTTTTAACTGGTTGACTCCACCAGCTAATTGCTCAGCAGTAATTCTACCTTTTCGGTATTCCTCAAAAAGATTACTAGCTGCTGCTCGATCCTCATCAGATACATCAGAATTACGAGTAATTGCATCAATCAAACCAAGCAATTCATTTCGCTGGTTGCGATATGCTGCGCTGGTTTTTTGCAACTCATCAGTCGCTTTACGTGTCAATACTCGCTGTTGTGATGCTTCAAGTTTTTCATATTCATCTCGAAGTTCAGTAACAGACTTTTTCTGAGTATCTAAAGATGGCGCTAAATCATCACTACTATTTTTCATGTAGAGAAAAGCTGCACCAGCAGCTACACCTTGAACGGCCAGCATAGCTAAACCAGCTGGACCACCTAATAAAGCTGATGCACTACGTAAGACCCCCATAGCTGTTGCAGTTCGTATTGCTTGCCCTTGCAATGCTGACAGCTGCACCTGATATGCCACACCCTGAGCGACACCAATTAAAAACTCCTTTGTTAAAATTGCTAATTGAACTGCTAAACGTGTTGCAATAACTGCGGCCAAGACAACTAAAACAGTTTTAATAGTGTCGAAATTTTTAGAAATGGAAGTGATTACAGGGGTAATATTATTAACAAGAATCGCCTGTAGGCCTTGAAACTGTAATTGCAACTTAAATACATTTTCTTTTGCGGTTTTCAGGTTGGCAATCATGCTATCAGACATAATTGCCCCAGCTGCCTTAGCCTCATCACCCCATTTTTTAAACCCAGCACCACCATTTTGCAGCATTGGAATTAATACGCTTCCGTCATCTACAAGCTGCTCCATGTAAGTGACAATTTCAGCATGAGATAAATTCGCTTTTTCTAGTCCGTTATAGTAAGCCTGTAAAACATCTGGCCCACTTAGATCCTTAAATTGATCAATGGTTACGCCAACTTTTGGACCAATCTTTTCAAAAAAATCCATCATCTCGCCTTCACCACGGCGAGCTTCACCAAGTTTATCGAGAGCGTCTTTACCCATAGAGCCAAACTGGTCCAAAGATAGGCCAGCCATTTCAACCCCTTTAGAGTAATACTGAAACTTTTCAGCTGAAGTGCCGACCAATTTTGCTAATTTATCTACTTCATTGCCTGTATCAATAGTTTGCTTAGCAAAAGCTACGAGGCCACCGATTGCTAAACTTTGTGCAAGTGTAGAGGCAATGTTCATACCTAAAGTTTTGATTCTGCTGTTGATAGAAGTTGAAACTCGATCAAAGCTTTCTTCCATGCTGGATAAATCAACTCTAAAATCAATATTGCGACCAATATTTTCAATATTATTGGCTGAACGCTCTACAATTGCTTCACCTTCATGCATTCCACGCTGAAGCTCCGCAGTGTTAGCACCTACCTGTACTTCAACACGATTTTCATTACTTGCCATATTGACCTCGCAGGCATAAAAAAACCGCCTTTCGGCGGTCTTTAATAAACTTAAAATTACTGATTTTTACTAAACCTTGTGGTTTCTGAATAACTCACTGCATCAAGAAATGCTTTAACGTAATAGGCTCCAATTTTAATAACCTTTTGATTTTTTTCACCTATAAGTTTGATATTTAGGCCATTCCCCATTGATGCATCCTCTAAATATTTCTTTGAAAGTTGAATGCAATTATTTTCAGTAACTAATACATCATTAAACATTGAACCAACATTCTGGCTTCCATTGATAACTGGTAATTCTTTTTGGTTAATATCATATGCTGTTTTAAAGAAAGCCCAATTCTTACTATCATATGTAGTCATTAAACAATATAGCTCATTACCATCATTAGCTTTTGTGAAAGTTAGATAACCCATCATTAACTCATTATCAATATTTTTACCTTCATTTATAGTTAATATTGGGGATTTATAAGTTCTAGTGCCTTTGTAATTATCAGTTGTAAAAGTAACACGCTTATATGTTGAATCGTAATCTACCGGTTCTTTAAGTGCCTCCAAAGTAGCACACCCTACGAGGCCAATTCCTAACAAAGCAGCAATTACTAAATTTTTCATGAAAACACCAATTATTATTAAGTGAACCTAATTTAACAAACCGATTAATTTTTGTCACATTGAAAAATAAATCAAGGGCAACCTAAGTTACCCCTGCGGGAATGCTTTTAGTGTTTCTAAAATATCTGGCAAATCTTCCTCTGGCGTATCATCATCTGGCTCATCTTTATCGACACCAAAGAAACAAGCCAACATCAAGTAAATTCGATGAAGATTAACCTCTTCGGGAGGAAACTTTTTGTTATACGCATTCATTGCTCTTAATCGTGGTAAGTCTATTTCATTACGTACGTAATCATAGTCCTTACCAGTTTTAAGCACTAAATGAGTGTAAAGCTCCTCCCAGTCTATTCCCCCGAATCGGTTGCCTCTTTGTCGCCTTTATGGTCAAGACCAGAAACATTTACCACAAGATCCAAAATTTCTTGCATATTGCCGATATCTATCAATTCATCAGCAATAAATTCACGGGTAATGTCAGGATAATTTCGCTTTAAACAAATGTGGGCCATATCAATAATGACTGCTACCGGCACTGAGTCCGAACTTAATTGATCCTGAAAACGCTCAATTGCCCCCAAAGGAGCCGGAGCAAAAATCCATTTCTGGCCAGCAATTTTTTTTTCATTTCCGCGCGGGTTATCAACTTGCTTAAATTGCATTTACTTTTACTCCGAAATTGACCAATCAAATACACGACCTAGATCATCAGCAAACGCCTGAAACTCAAATTCTGGCGTATCGTAATCGTCTTGCTTACCAGCAAGAGACATCTTTGTACTGACACATTTGAAGAGGTGCAGCGTTAAGATTTTCCCGTGATATTCCTTATGAAGATCTAACGAGAATGACGGTGCCTCACCCATTGGCAAATTCATAACTGTTGAAGACTTCGCGCCGGCCATTGTTGTGGAGTATCGATAATTAATAAACACCGGCAAATTTGCATCAGCTGTAGCAAATGTATATGCACCTGTAGACTCATCAACTGAGTATTGCCCTGCTGCGGGTGCAGATGCTACACGCGTTAATGGAACAGCCTTTGCATTAGTTACACCTAGATCCGCAACAAAAACCCCAGCATTTGGCGGGGTTGGTGTAACGGTTCCACCTACAGGCACTGGTGTAGCAGTCAGTGAGCGCGCCACTGCTGTAGCTGAACCCGTAGACATGGCTTGACCAAATAAAATGCTATTGACCAAAAGACCGTTTAAACGAGCAACTTTTGCTTTACCTGTAATCTTGCCTTTTCCTCGTGCAATGTCTACAGGGAACTGCCCTTGACCATAAAGCTCTTTTACATCAAAGCTAAAATCAACCGAGTTATCTTGTAAAATCCCAAGCTCGAAAGATGTGGGTTTGGCAATCTGTGCGCCGTATGCATCAGATAATGGTGTAGCAAATAGATTACCCACACCAAAAGAATACTGAGCCATATGTAATACTCCATAAAAAAACCTGCTAAAAAGCAGGTCTTTGGTGAAAATTTAATTAATTAACTAAAATGCTGATCGGTATGACGGCGACGGCTTGATCACCTAACGTACCTTCATCTGTTTCAATGGTTCCATCAATCCAGCAATGAGTAACCAAACTATTTAAAGTCTGACATTTTTCAATTTCTGGAAATTCTGGTTGTAAAGCTGCTTCAATAGCATCGACTAATGGATTAAGCACACTAGATGGGACCTGTTCACCGGTTGTACGTGCGTACAAATAAATGTCTGCATATAACGTCCATTTAGGCTTTAAACCAGTAGCAGGGCTGCCTTGAGCTACGCTTTGCTGCCCTTGGGCTAAACATAAATATGGCTGTTCAATGTCAGGCACATCACTCCAATGTCTTAAACGCCGTTCAGCAGTAACAAAACCATCAATATTTTTTAATAGATCAAAGAGAGCTATAAAAATTGCTTCACGATTAATACTCATGCTATGCCCCGCTGTATTGATACTTCCAGATCCTGTTTAATCTCCTTTCTCATCTCTTCTAAGGCAGACCTTAAAAAAGATTTTTCAGGCAAATCAACCTTACGTGTGTGAGCCTTAATATTGACCTGCTTAGGGTTTATAGATTTACCAAAAGCCATTTTGATCATTCTTAAATGGGCCTTTACAGTTACTTCCTCATTGAACCCATACTCATGAGCAGCAGCATATTCAACGTTAGTACCGACAATACCTGTAACACCATTGCTTAGATCTATAACTTTTTGTGTGATGGATCTGCGCAAACGTCCGGTTCGTACATTGAGTACTTGGCCGCTAAGCTTCTCCCGTTTCACCTTGACCAAAAGTTTAAGAGTGGATCTGACAATAGATTGCCTAACCGCTTCATTAATCTGATCAACTGTACCGGTTAGCTTTGCATCACCATCAACATGATAATTAATCATCATATTGGAACGACCTGCTTATATTGCTGTAGTGTTGCTCTTGCCGATGGAGTTAATTCACCAATGAAAAATGAAATCGTTTCATTCGCCAAAGTCTTAGACTGTATGCCGATTCTGTCTTTTTCCTTGTAACGTAGCGCTACAAGGTCAATTACAGCTTGTTCAATATCACTCGGGACTTCATCAAATCCGGCTTCATATTCAATCTGAATATTTCGCCGGCCATGAGTAAAGCAATCCCCTTGCAAAATTAACCACCAGTCAGCCCAGCGATAACCGTAGTCGTGAAAATTGGATGATTCTGGTATTACCCTACCATTTACAAGAACTTTCTTAATAAGGCGTATATCAGGCTCTTTTAGAACGAGTTCAGATTTTCCGTTTCCATCTCGATATTCAGTTACTGAATGTCTTAAGACTTCCCGCTCTAGCCAATTTTCAATAAAGGCACTTGCAGCATCGATCATGCGTGAAAGTAAGGCATCTGCTTCAGCTTGAGACGATTTGAGCCCTAAAAAACTCCTTAACTTTTTCTAATGTTGTAAGTGCCATATTGATTACGTCCTTTTTACCTTTAGCTTTGTCGGCATCTGCTTCAGCAGGAGCTGATGCGTTTGCAGTTGCTGCGGCCTCAGCATCCGCTTTAGCTTTGTCGGCTGCATCCGCTTCTGCCTGAGCTTTTGCCTTGGCCTCTTCCTCGGCTTTAGCCTTAGCCAGCTTTTCATTTTCGGCCGCTTCTTTAGCTGCGGCTTCAGCGGCTTTAGCTGCGGCTTCACGAAGAGCTACCAAATCATCCGGTTTACCAACCGTAAAACCTAAAGGCTCTACAAATGGCCAGATATTCTCATCTGTCTCAACAAAACCGTCTTTAACTTCAAGCTCTACACCTGCGACACTAACCGATGTCACACCCTCAGGGGCTTTAAATAATCCCATTTGCTTTACTCCCAGAAAATGCCCAGCGGATTAGGCTGGGCAATAAAATTAAGATTGAACAAGTTTTGCAATATTGGTGATGATACCCATCGAGAAAGGCGCGTAATGTTGAAGCACCCCATCTGCATACACACCATATTCATAACGGCGTGTACGTAATGGCCATTCAATTTGATGATAATCACGGCGCATTTTCATCTGTACGATATTCCCAACGTTCGCCAATGGATAAGGCAAGCGTGAGGTAAACATAAAGATGGTGCCTGCCGCTAAGTTAGGGTGAATACGTAAAGGAACGCGCTGGCCAGTAATCTTATTCTGATAGCTACCAACAACAACACCTGCTTGGAGAGATGCAGGGTTATTAGCATCCACATTAAGGTGAAGTAATGGAGCACCACCATTTTTGATGATTAAAGATGTAATGGTTAATAACTCTTGCGTACTAACGTAAATAACATCAGGACTTAAACGATACTTACGGTAGAAGTTTTCAAATGCTTCTTCAAACTCCACAATACCGCCAGCACCATCACTTGTTAGTGTGGTACCAACACCAGCAGTACCTGTAGGCATAACTTTTACATATGCATTACTACTAGGTTTAAATGCTTGGATTAAAAGTCCGTCAAAATCAATTGTACTTGTAGAGTTATCTTCATCCACTAACGTACTTGCCAACTGTGCATTTGGATCTGCCGCCTGCTTTAGAATCACACTGTTAATTGTTGATACTGCTACAAGACGCTCAGATCCTGCTGGACCGATGTACCAAGCATAGCCTAATGCACCTAACACTGGAGTTACTGTAGCCGTAATAGAGCTGGTAGTACCTGTCGTGGCTACTGTTGCAGCCGTTGATTTACGAGCTGAACCACCACCAAACTCTTCAGTAGTACCATCCGCATTAGAACGAGAAATTTTGCTAGGTACTTTAGAGCTTGCATCGAATTGCTGACCAATCCCTCCGTTATTCACCCCAACCACATCTAAATAAGCTTGTGGGCCAAGGGCAACACAGATTACAGACCATGTTTGAGCGGCCAACGTACCACCAGTACCAACTGCCATAAGCGTAGGTGTTGGTGTAGTACCCATAGCCAAAGAAGTATTACCACCAATGATTAGTCGCTCTTCTTCAATCATTGTGGCTTCAAGGGTTTGCTGTACCGCCAAAGCTTTGACATCTTCAAAGTTTTTAGCAGCATAATCAGCTTCCCAAGTAACGCTATTTTCTAAGCCCCAACCACGAAATGAAGCAAAGTAATCTTCTGTTTTATGTTGGATAACCCCACCACGGCGCCCTTCAGAAACCCCTGCGCGTTGGTTATTTACGTTAATTGCAGTAATTACACGCCAGTTCGCTTGTGTTGCAAAACCATTCGTCACACGGGAAATACTGTTACGTAAAGGAGTTAATACAGGATAAAACTTTTTAGAAGGGGCTTCTAAGTCATACGCCTGTAAGCCTGTCGTTGGGCCATCGGGTTGTGTAAATGACTTGTTTAAGTCATTACTATCTTGCATTGCTTTACCCTGAGCGGTTTTGATTGCGTCTAGAGCGTCATTTAAATCTGGCATGTGTTATCTCCCGCCAAAGAAAAGCCCGCAAAAGCGGGCATAAAATTTAATTTAGGATTAATTGATTAAATACGTTGTGCTTGCGCGCTTTTAATCATTGTTGCGATTTCATTGACCTCGCCGTTACCATCTAACACCGGCTCAACCTGATCTTTTTTAATAACGGTTGTATCTTCCGCTTTACTAAGATTCATCAACGCAGCTTTTGGTGTTTCAGGTTGTTTCTCCAGTTCAGTGACACGCTTTTGCAACGTATCGCGCTCTTGTTCGACTTTAGCCAGATTTGCTTTAGTTAAAGTTAAATCATCATTGACCTTTTTAAGTTCACCTGCGTCCGTTCCTTTCTCGATTTGAGCTTGCGCCGCATCATCTGGAGCACTCGCATCTTCTGGGCTATAGACTTTGATGTTAGAAAGCTTCTCGGCACATTTTTCAATGGTCTGACGAATATCATCCAACTCTGCTTTTGTTGGATTCGATACGATGACTTCGGCCTTTCGTAGATTTTCACACCCTTCGGCCTTACAAATTTCATTAGCGCGTGTAACCATTGTGGCCACTTCTTCTTGAGCCATAGTGCTAAAGATTTCAGCGCCTGATTCAATCCATGCACGGAGTTGCTCAGGGATTGGGCTGTCATCTCCACGCCAGCGAGATTCGTCTTTAACGGAGTAAATGAGCCACATGATGTCTTGTAGTACATTGGCCATCTCCTTTACATCGCCCATGCTCTTAGTTAGCGGATCAATTGCGTTTTCTTCGCCAGCAGATAAACCATCCGCTTTATAACAGGTAATCACGGCGCTTGGGTTTGCTGGGCGGTCTACCAGTGAGATTTCTACCAACTGAATGCCCGTAACAATTGATTTGTTAAGATCATCCCGTTTAGTAACACTTCCACCAATACTGAAACCCTTGTAGACACCAGTTTTAACTTTTTTAATTTGCTTCACTATCGACAATGTGAGCTTTTAAAGTGGTGACATTATTGTCATCCACGTTAATTTCTAACGCCGTACCAGCTGCAAGGGGTTGATGCATTTCACGCACTGCACCGAACTTCATATAATCAGGAATAGCTGAACGCATGGCATCAGCTTTCACAATTTCCTTATCGCTGTCTTCATCTTCAGTAGATGCCACACCTTCAACAATGATTGTTCCATCGTCCTGATCTTGAATTTTCTGGATTGCTCCAAAAAGTTTTTTTAATTTCATAAGAAAACCTCAGATGTAAAAAACCACCGGCTAAGGTGGTTCAGTTAAGTTAAAAATCATGTCACTACTGGCAATGTGTCACATCGGCAATGAGGATGAAGTGGTGCGTCTTTGAAGTAGCTACCAGCCACAAAAGATTCATTGATAGGAATAATTTTTCCATCCAATTCCTGACATGCATCACAGCAATCTGGTGCGGCCATCCATTCTTTTGACTCAATCCCAGCAGCTTTATAGGCAATCATATTGCCCTGCACGTCTGCTATGGCTGTTTCAGTTCTTGCAATCATTTCCGCACGATCTTCACTAAATGCATGACTATTGCCAATTTCATCGGCTAATTTGTCATTACTCCAGCCTTCCTCTAATGCTTGTGTGATTGTAGCTCTTAGCATTTCCCGAGTTGATTCAGTGATGCTAATAAAGGGCTTGGATTTTCGACCAAAACACCGTTACGCCAAATCATGCCGACCAGTTCGGCTGCTCGGTCTTCAGCAAACTTAATTGCTTGCTCATTTGCCAGATTAAGCGCCTTTTTCTCAAGCTCTGCATTGATTTGGGTTAAAGCAACCTCTACCCCGTCCAGTGCCAATTGACTTGTTAAATCGCTAATCCATGCAGCTATACCTGACCAAGCCCCAAAACTAAGCCCATCAAGAATATTACTGACATTATCCTTAATACTTTTCCCAAGTTGGTCCTTTGCTGTCACAACCTGTATGGCCACATCCTTGGCTTGTTCCTGAAAGAACTGGTGAATCTGCTGCTTTAGTTGTTCCCGTACTTGCTCCACTTTTTCCCGTTCCCGATCGATTGGAGCCACATACTTTTTTGACTTTGCAAACTTCTCCTTTGCTTCATCAGTTGGCTTGCTTTCATCCACTTGCTGCGGCTGCGGCAATAAAGGCGCTGGGTTCAGTGAAGATCTTAATGCAGGATCCATAGGCTGCATATTAAATCGCTCAGCCCTCACTTCATCAGGATGTAGTACTTTTGCATCTACATAAATTTTATCAATTTCCGCTTGTTCTTTAGGCTTTGCAGCTTCTTCAGTATCCCAACGAAACTCCATATCCAAATAGCCAAAAACCTGCTGGATAATCCGATCCATCAAGGATTTTACCCAAAGCATTAACGGCGCCAATCCTTCGGCTAAAGCTGCTTCCTGTGCTGTTTGGGCCGTTGCTCGGTTCATCTCCTTTACAAACGCCTGAGGGCTAATTGAAAAGGCAAAACAGACAATACGAGCTATCCACTCGTCATACTCGTCTTTCATTGCCTTATCTTTTGTATCAAATGGCGTAACGCCCTGAGGCACAAAGCGCGTCTTACGGCGCTCATGGATATTTCCAGAAAGCAGCGAGTTCCAGTAATCCTCAAAGCGCTTAATCTGTTCAGGCGTCCATTCAGCTGGAACCTGAAAAATTAAGTCTGGTGTACTGCCATCGGTATAAAATCCCAATTGATGAGCTTGACGGCGTAGAGCAATGTTAATTGTCGTGACAATCTGCTCAACTGGTGAGAATCCATATACCTTGTGTGTACGTGGATTACGTGGCAAATAAATCAACTCATCACGGGTGTAATTTACTGCTGGCAAACCTTTTAATATCTGCTGATATGCTGCCTCAGGTGGCAATGGAGTACGGCCGTAAATGTCCAATACTCGTTTAATAGTTGCGCCGTCAATTGGTTCAACTGCATACACTTCACCGCCCCGTGTTCTGCGTGTATAAACTACTGGAGCATCTATAACCAATAGATCCTCAAGCAACATACGCAACCACGCATCCCAAGAGTGCTCCTTATCAGGAAATGCAAAGAAGTTTGTTAATTCCTCACAACGTGCATCATGTACAAGCGCTTCATCTGCATCAGTATTGGGTTTGTCTTTAAGACGAATAACCCAAGGAAGCTTGGCCATCTGATCTTTTCGTGTCTCAATAATGATTCGTAAAAGATCATAGTTATCTGCAAACGCCCTTAAATGGTCATAAGTTAAAGCCTCACCCTGCCGTGGTCTGGTATTGACGTTGAAAGATGTTGCGTAATCAAATTGCCGCCCTGAGGTTTGTTCTTTTGGTGCCACTGGCTCCAAAGGTTGGGAAGGCCCAAACCAAGCGTTACCAATATTTGAAACACCATGAGCAAACATTTGCACCACATCAGCAGCAAGTGACGTTATTTTTCCATTAGATCTAGCCATGATTGCGCTGTATCCTGTTTAGATTGTGATTCTTCTGCAAGTCTTGCCTGTTCCTCCAGATGTTCTAATAAGCCCAAATTACCCTCGTTAAGCTCATTGAATGCATCGGAGCACCCGTCTATCTGGTCATCATGAGTACCGTTAGGGAAATTCCTTAATTCTTCAATTAAGTCATCATTCCAAGCCCCACGTAACATACGCACATTTCCGATATTTACTTGAGCTGCAAAAGGCTGTGCTCTTGTTGCCTTATCGCCCGAAACAGGTTTAGCAACAACGGAATAACCTGATAGTTTTTTAACAAAACTTTTAGCTTGTGACTTGCCTGCCTGACCGGGGTCTTGCGGCAATCTGATTTTGATATTCACCCCATCACGGGATGCAGTATTTTTAATGGTTGTCTCCACCTCATCAGGTCCAAACTGACCACGGACCATATCAGCGATGTACCAATAACCATCTCCACCATCGAAGATTTTAGGACCTGCCGTATAGTCTCCACCATCAGCAGTAGCGCCTAGATCCCATGCTCGACAACCTTGTTTTGTTGTTGCCGGCAATGCATCAACAACACTAATCATGTGCGGCTTAAAGAAACCACCCGCAGGTGGTGCCGGCAATTGTCGATATTGACCAGCAAAGACATACGGCGCGGCCTGCTCCATTATCTTAAGTCGCTCTATTGAGTGCTTAGCTGGCCATAATGCTGAACCATCAGGCTGAATAGCAGATAAACAAAGGTGCTCCCATACATCACCGTTACCACCAGCAACCGGTACGCCGTCTTTTCTCTTACCTAATAACCATCCGGCCAAATCATCCTCATGCAGACGCTGCATAATGACAATAATCGGGGTATCTGGTGAGTTTGTACGAGACTCAAGGGTATTTTGAAACCATTCAATAACGCCTTCGCGGATTGTTTTAGATGATGCCTCATGTGCTTTGTGTGGGTCATCGATAATGATGCACCCGCCAAAGCCTTCTCGCATCTTCCCCGCACCAAAACCAGTGATGGTACCGCCTGTACCAGTGGCATAGCAGACACCATTTTTAGATGTACGCCAAAAGTCTTTGGCTTTACTATCCTCGCGTAATGCTAAATCTGGAAAAACCTTTTTATAAGCTTCCTCTTGTACAAGGCCCCTAATTTGGAATGCATTATTAGCAGCAAGCATTGCCGAATAACTGATGTGAATAAATTCAGAATCAGGCTTTTTGCCGAAACACCAAGCCATAAAATTAATTACAGCAATTTCTGTTTTAGAGTAGCGAGGTGGAACATTAATAATTAACCGCTTAGTCTCACCATTGTAGACTTTCATTAAAGCCTTACAGATTTCTAAGTGGTGCCAGTTTTGCAACCATTTGTACCCGCGGCGCTCTTTAAACATGTACCTAGTAAAAAAATATAAGTCTTCCTGCGCCTCGATTTGGATTGCTTCATCCCGAGCCGCATTAGTACTCATCTAGTACTTCCCTCCTTGCCTTAAGAAACTCTTCTTTTGTAATCGCTGACTGGACTGTTTCAACTGGCCCGCCGTCCTTACCGGTAATTTCTTGACGATTGGTAAATTGCCCGCCAATGTCCTGAGCTGCCTGTTTGAGAATATTCATACCCGTTTTTAGATTTCGTGTTCTTTCCAAAAACTTTTGGTATTGCCTCAAGCGGTAGTACTTATTTGCAATCGGAATGTTCACCAAGCCAGCATCGAAATCTTTTCTAGTTTTCTCGAAAAGCTCCTTGAATTTTGGGCTTAAATTGCGGCCTTGATATTTAGTTGGGTCATATGCTTGGCACTGGCTTCGGGTAATAACTACATCAAATTCTTGTTTGACGCTCTCCACTACATCCTGAGGGGTATCACGGCAAGCAAGAGACTGAACAATAAAGATTTTCACAGGCTCTTTTAGTGCTGCCATAAATTCAACTCCGTACAACTACGTACAACAAACAAGGCAAAAAAAAGAGCCCTAAGGCTCAGTTAATTACACAGTTACCGCAGCATTTTGAAATATCCCGCTCTGATACAAACGGCGGGTTTTTCGCAACTTCAACAAGACGCTTGACGCTTTCACTTGCGCCCCAGCGTTTCACAACGCCTATGAATTCTTCTACATCGTGACCAGCTAAGAAATGCTTAGGCAGTCCAGTCATATCACTATAGATAATCTCACCATCAGCATCACGCTCTACACCGATGTGATATAGCTCATGCTCAATCAAAGCGCAAAACTCACGATCTGAAGTTTGTTCGCAAAAACTGGCATCGATGGTAATCAAGTAAACAGGTACAAATCCAAACCAGTCTCGCATCTGTTGCTCTTGTCTTGCTTTACGCCATCCACCAACGTTAAACATCACTTTTTCACACTGACCTAGCACCATTTGTTTTTTAACAGTACAAGCTTGTGATGCCCAAGCAAATGCTAGAAATTCTTCATTGTCGTGTAGAAGCTCAGCGATATGGTCATGATCAGGATTATAGAGTTCGGCATCTACAGTGAGATAATTAGCAATCACCCATTCTTTTAAATCAGGCGCTGGCGCTAATCGAATCGCTTCCTCTTCCTCTGCTAGATCTAAAAGGTCAGTAGGTGGGAACGGTCTTATTTGGCTCATTAAATGTATGCCTCTTTAAATTTTTAAGCCATTGATGTGAAAAGCCAGCTTGTATCTGTAATGGACCAGCTTCATTAATTTTAAATCTAGCTGATGATTCCAAACGAACAATGGTAAATCCCATCTTATATGCCGTGTCCTCACGATCTGCATCATGTGAAATTCGTTTTCTTTTTCTGCCTGCCGACCAAGGTCCACCAGCAATTTCAACTAAAATACGATGTTCAATTAAATGAAAATCAAAACGCCAATGCTTTGTTGATTTAAACTGGAATTTCTTTTCGTATTTAATTTCAAGATTGTCTAAAGCTTCAGTAAATTCTTCCTCTGCCTCTAAGTACTTTTGAGTAGCTTTAGGTAGCGGTCTGGATTTAGGCTTGGTTTTAGGTTCTTTTTTCCGAGTTAGCCAAAAATACTCTTTATCGCCCATACCAATAGCCTCTTATAAGAAGCCTTCTAGTTTATTGTTGAGTCGTGCAATTAATTTATTTTGCTTTGCTATGGCTAAAAAAAATCGCTCATCTAAGTGAGCGATCTCTTCTTCTGTTAGGCCTTTGGTTGTGCAACTGCCTGTGTGATTTAGCTCTATTTGGAGCTGTCTAATCTCATGCGTAATTTTTTGAAATTCAGTCATACATACTCCAAAAAGAAAAAGCCCCGCCAATAACTAGTATGTAGCGGGGCCGTTTGCGCCGTAATCCGTCCGGCTAAAAGAGAGGTGTGCTTATAAAACACCCCTCACGAGATTAAAAATCTTATTTGCGTGTATTCCACTGGCGAATAGCATAATTAACAATTGATCTTTCTTCATAAACAGTGTCGTAATGAAAATTTTCATCCCAAGCGATCATCGCCCAAGCACTAGGGCCTTTTGATCCACAATCATGACACCATGTGAAAGCATCCCACGCTATAAAGCCGTCTTCATCTGGTTTTCCATAATGTGAAGAATCCGTACAAATTGAATCAGATCCACAAAATGGGCAATTCAAAGGTTTTTCATCTGGCCGTAATTCTGGTTTTTCTTGGTCAGCATGCCAGGTGTTTTCCATTTTCAATGCTCCAGATACGCAAAAAGCCCACTAAAATTAGTGAGCTTCTATTAAATTTTTCTGGCGATCCATGTATAAAGCGCCCATTTTAGAAATACTTATACTCAACCGTTCTGTTTATGTCAAGCAAGGGTGATTTCTTCTGATTCAAAATGAAACGATCTAGCCAAGCTTGTTCTAATACTGTTTTCCCAATTCTCAATACAACCTTCAGCTATTAACTCATATGGTTCATATCGTTCAGAGTAACCAGACTTAGATACCTTTAAATTTGCGATTGAGATCTTTTCATGCAATGTATATGGACGTTTTCCAGTTCCTTTACACTTTTCACAAAATTTAGAATTATTTGGATGACCCTTTTCGTTATAAAGCTCAAGCTTACCTATACCTTGGCAATGACTACACATCGCTTTAGTGAATAAACGTCCACGTAAAACCACCTCTGCAATTCCTTTTGCAACATTTGTTAAATCACCTTGAGAATTGTTTGGCTTAAAGTTCTTCTTGATCATTTCTTTATGGATCTTACCTGCTAAAACATTTCGAACTCGGAAAAAATCTGCAGAATTAATTTCACCTTTTTTAAATTCAACTTTCCCTGGTATATCTTCAATTCGTTTTTTTACTTCCTTCCCGTTAATAATATTTGTTTCATAGATTTTCTTTGCATCAGTGACAACTGCGATCCTTTCGAAATCAACACGCTCTAAAAGCAACTCAGCCCATTTCTTAGCTTGAACTGGCATCAAAGCTATTTCACCCAACACCACATCTTTTGTTATTTTCCCTTTACCGTTACTCTGAGCTATAGCGAGTCGCAACAATTCTAAAAAATCAAACTTTTCAATTAACATATCTATCTTCCTATACTTCTGTGATGCTGATCCCATGAACTGTGCTCATAAGATGTTTTTTATTGCGATAGCTCGCTAATTTTCTTGTTGCTGCTGACTTCACATCTTCGACAATGTATTCACCTCGGGTGTTGTAGTAAGTGAAATCAGCAAAATAACGTAGTGCAGGTTTTGCCCTTTTCTCTCCCTCAATTTTTGTCTTTGGTGCTAATTCAAATTTTGTGTGATGCTGCAATTCTTTAATTTCACCTCGTTGTTGTAGAGCCTTTAGCTCGATATACCGTTTGTATTCTTTAGTACTGTCAAAAGTCATTCCATCCAATTTAATTTTCGAAGCATTAAACTTGTTTCGACCCTTTTTAACTTTTGAGCTTTCGGACATGTTGCGCGGTAATCTGCAAGGCTCATTGAACTCATTCTTCAAACGTCTCCTTTCTTGCCAACCACCACAAAACCACCGCACCGCTAATAGCTGCTGTAAAAAATGAAATGAGTAAACCCCACGCTAAAATCTCGAATTTAGTCATGATCCTGCCCCACCAAAACGCAAGTCATCCCAGTCACATTCAACTACTGTCAAACCGTCATGTTGAAACCGAGACCATAAACGGTCCCCTAAGTTTTCCTTCAAACCTTGCGCCTTTTCTGTAGATTCAAGCGTCATGTTTGAAATTAAAACTGTCGGCTTTTTTTCGTCATAACGTGCATATAAAACTTTATGAACGAGCTGCAATCGACTCTCGTGTTGGTCGTGCAAACCATATTCATCCAATATCAATAAATCACAGTCCGTGAAGCGAAAAATTGCATTTGCTTCATTGTCATCTGGCTTTGTCCATGCAGTGGCAATTTCATTTGCCATGTCTTCTGAGGTGACGTAACGAACATAACTCCGCTTGTCTAAAACGTTACGAGCAATAGCACATGCAAGATGGGTTTTTCCTGTTCCTGTGCGCCCAACCATAATCAGATTGCGCTTCTTCCCTGAATTAAAATCTTGAACAAATTTATGGCAAGCAGCTTTAGCCTCTTTCTGTGGATCGATACTCACCATATAATTTTTAAATCCGCTTTCCTTGTGGCGCTCAGGGAGTTTTGCTCCGGCAAAATGTTTCTCGCGTACCATGAGGTTGACTTGGTGTGCGTGTTCAATTTGTGATTTCACATACGCTTCATTTGCACATGTTTGGCAAACTGGACGACCAATTAGTAAAACCATTAACTCATTGTGTTTAGGGCAAAACTGATTAGTTTGTACCAGCTCAGTTTTGAATTGTTTGCTCAATGCATTCATAGCATCTCCCCTACATCGATATCATCTGTGGCTGGTGCATACTGTTTTGCATCACCCCAAGCACTGTTTACGTCTCTTGCTGGTGCAGTTTTCATTGGTGAGTTTTGTTTTTTAGGTCTTATCGACTTTGTGAATTCCTGAATTAACCAAGTTGCAAACTTTCGAGTTCGTTGGTTTTCCGTGAGATCAATTTTGTTTTCCCAGTGAGCATTGAAGTTGCCAAGATGAAATTCATAATTTGGCATTTCTAAAACCTGCTCTGCTTGTGCACCCACTTGTGAAGTCCTAAGCACATTCAGCAAAAGTTCACGATTTGGTTTCCAAGACTCCTCGGCCGCTGAAAAATTTTCAGCCGCGTTTTGTGTGTGAGTATTTTCTTGTTCTTGCTCCTGTTCCTGCTCCTGTTCCTGTTCCTGGCTTCGAAGGGGCTTTGAAGGGGCTTGTAAGGGGCTATCTATTTTGGCGTTTTCGCCACGCTTTTGAGTCATACAAAATGCTTGTGCATATTTATCGAAAAAGCTTGATAAATAAGGGCTTGACGGCAATGAGTCATACTCTTTTTGCACGTTCTTACAGCGGTTATCGGCTGGCTTTAATGACTCAGCTACTTGAAAACGTGCCATCTCGTGCACCCAGACTGTCTCCGTGGCTTCGTCATAGCTACAAAACCCCGCTTCACAGGCTCTTTGAAGCCCCTTAGAAGCCCCTTCAAAGCCCAAGCCAGTTTCATGAGCAATATATAGAAGGGGTATGTAATACAAGCCAAGCATGTTCGCGTGAGGGCTTGTCATTAAATACATAGCGACAATTAAGCCTTCAGGTGTTTGACGAAGTTTTTTTCCCGTAGTTCCCGTCCAGAAATGTGGTGAGACTTTCCCATAGTCACGCATGGTTATTTATCTCCTTTGAAGGGGGTTCGAAGGGGCTTTGAAGGGGTGATAATAATCATTACTTACCCCTTCCAAGCTTCACTAATCCGCGCATTTCCAACTGACGAATAATTCTTGGAGGAATAAATTCGTTGTTGATTTTGTAGCGAATACGAGACTTTTCTTTCACCTGAATTAGTTTGTGCCCATCCTCCATGAGACGGCGAACTGCTATAGCCTGCCCCCATATGGGTTAATTCTTCAAGTTGATAAAATCTTTCCTGAGCCTCAATTGCGGCATTCATAACTGAAAGTGGCATAGCTGCTAATTCTTTAGCCGAATAGATCTTTACTGGTTGTTCCAGTGGAATTACCACCTCTAGCGGTGTGGTGGAAACGGAATATCCTGTTTTCTTCTTGC